TTGCGGAGCAACGTAAAGGCGTAATGAGAAAAGCGGCTACATATGCAATCGGTGAAGTAGTTGTGCAGGGTACGGGCACAGTTACTGCAGGCGATATTTTCGAAACGCCGAACGGAGTGCAATTTACAGCAACAGAAACTGTTGATATTGTAGACAGCGGAAGCGTAACGGTCAGAGCTGTTGCTGCGGGCAATGTCGGTGTTATAGGGGCAGGCGCAATAACTCAGATGCCAGTCACAATTGCCGGTATTAACAGCTGTAACAATGAAGAGGCGACGCATGACGGCTACGATGCCGAAAGCGACGAAGCTCTCAGAGACCGGTATTATACTGCGCTGCGCACACCGACAACATCAGGCAATAAGTACTCGTACATGAACTGGGCACTTGAAGTTCCTGGCGTAGGCGCTGTACAGGTTTTTCCACTGGGACACGGAGAAAACACTGTTGATGTAGTCATTATTGACAGCGACATGCTCCCTGCGTCAGCGCAGCTGGTATCAGATGTTCAGCAGCACATTGATCCCGACTCTTCAGGAAGAGGAGAAGGAACAGCACCGATGGGGGCGCATTGCTACGTGGAATCGGCGGCCGCTCTTGAAATTAACATTCAAGCGAAGCTGACCATAACAGGCGCACAAGAAGATGCCGAGGCGGCAGTTAAAGAAGCTATAACTGCATATCTTGCCGACATTGCTTTCACAGGCGCAAATGTCAGCTACGCACAGATCGGCAGCACTATTCTTGATGCCGCGGGCATCCTGGATTATGAGAGCTTAAAAATAAATAACAGCAGCGCAAATATAAACGTACCAGACAGAAGCGTTGCGGTACTGGGAACGGCGGTGTTCGATTATGCGTAGTGCAAAATTGTTGGAAAGAGTAAACGCTTTAAACTCGAACGATATAATGGTGCAGGATGTTTTATCGGCCATAGGCCAGACGATGGATGAAGCGGACGCTAAAAACGCGCAAATCGTTGCTGACCAGTTCTTTGACACTTGCTCAGAAGAAATGCTTGAAGTTTACGAACGAGAAGCAAGAATCACACCACTCGCATCACAAACCATTGCCGACCGCCGCTCCGCGGTAGCTGCAAAATGGAAAAGTGAAGGCAAGGTCGATATAGCGCTCTTGCAGGCGGTGGCAAATAGCTGGAAATACGGAAAGGTAGATGTTGATTTCGTCGACAATAAAATTCAGATTACGTTCGTAGACACCGTCGGAGTTCCGACGGACACTGCAGGCCTGGAGCTGGCCCTGGACGATGTAAAACCTGCGCATCTGCCTATTTACTATCTGATAGTCTATCTTTACGTGCGGGACGTAAGCGTAATGACCGTTGCAGAGCTCCAAACACAAAAGATAGGCAATTTTGCTTTTGGAGGTAATGATTAATGGCGGTAAAAAAAGACTTTTTTAAATATAACCCGGCGACGGACGGGGACAAGACCTTTAATATTGAAGACGCTCTGAACAAAAACTGGGATGCTGTCAATGAAGGTTTTAAGGAGCTGGAAGAAGAGTGTATTTCGAAAGAAGAAAACACCGAGGCCATGAAGGGTAAAGCAAACACCCCTTCGTATGCCGAAACTACCATGCTTGCATCAGGCTGGGATGAGAACCGGTACAGTTTCGAAACTGACTATCCGTTCGATTTATATGACATTGAAATTCAACCAAGTAAGAACTGCACCACAGAACAGATGGAAGCATACTGCGGAGCCATGCTCACCGGATCTTCCACTGACCACATCACAGAAGCTAAAGGTGATGTACCGGCTATCGACATCCCTATCATGATAAAGGTGGTGAAGAAGTAATGGCACTATTCACAAAAGGCGGAGGCGGAGCTGGCGGCAGGGAAGGATTGCATGTGTGGAGAAAAGGCAAGATTGTAACACGGGAAAGTGGAACACTTACCCTTACTCAAATCAACAGTGGAGCAGCACCTACCTTGTTTACAGTATCTTCAAGTGGTGCAGATGTGAGCCTTTTAGATGAAACTTCATTTATTGGCTTAACAACAAAGCCTTCTGCAAATTCAACTTATACATTAACATTTTCATCTGATAAAAAAGTGAAATATGAAAGTCCTGTGAACAGCTATGAAGAATTTTTCGATTTTAGCTACGACCCGACAACCGCAACCTTAACTATCGAAAAAAGCTGGAGCGACATTTATTCATGGCTCAAACTGAGCTACGGCGCACTTTTTTACGATTCACACTTTGTAGTTGCGGACAACGCAGACGCTTATCCTGACGGCGGAACACATATTGACAGTTATTGGTACGAAAGAATTAATGAGAATGCTGTTAGGGTTGATTACGGTGAAATAACTATACCTAGTGGCACAACAGCACCTCTTATTATCGAACATTCACTTAATGAAGTACCAGCATTCGCAGCGATTATGGGGGCACCTTTAAAACTTCGTGGTAGCACATACGGAGCAATTAATATCAATGGATATAACTATAGAGATATAAGTGGTTTTGCAGTACATCAACCAACAATAAACAAAAAAGTTGATACCGTTGAATTTTATCTTAGTGGAAGTGATACAACATACAACTTCCCAGCAGGTACTTATAAATGGTTCGTAGTAAAGTAAAAGGACGGTGAAATTATGAAATATTTTAAAACTGAAAATGGTATGTTTGGTGTTCAGAAGAAAGTTCCGTCCCTTGCTTCGGAAATCACAGCCGAAGAATACTATCGGCTCATGGCAGAATTTGAAGCAAAACAGAAAGCAATAGCAGACTACACCGAAAAAGTCAAGGCTGAGGAAACTACCCTTGAAGACGTGCCGACAGAATACCGTGCAGAGGTTGAAGCAATAATCAATATTCCCGAACCTGTAGACCCAACCCAAACACTCATTGATGAAATCATAGCGGAGGTGAATGCATAATGTTCAATAAAGATAGCTTAGTAACATATTTAAGAGCATCACGGGAAGCCGTTCCTGACGAGGTCGCACTCAAAGCAAAGGAACTGTACCCGCCTTACGAAAAAATCAAAAACACATACCAGAAGAAAGGTGTGCGCTGCACTTTTGAGGTCGACGGAGAATTGGTACTCTTCAAACTGACCTGCGAAGACCAGACGGCAGAAGGAACTTTCATTGCAGAAAACTACACGCCGGTTGACGCTGCATCAATCTGGACAAGGATTGACGAAGCTCACACCGGCACCCTGGAAGATCCAATCCCTGCAGCATACGGCATGGAATATGAATACGGCAAATATTACATCGAAGTAGGCGTACTTTATCTTTGCGAAAGAGAAGGCGAACCCGCAGGCGGTAAAGTCACCCTGTACGGCCTACCAAGTCAGCTTGTAGGAAACTATTTCACTGCAGTGTAAAGGAGGACAAAACATGTTGAAAAATCGTGGGGGGGGGGGCAGCCCTTAAAAGCAATCTGCCCGCTGAGGAGGTGTTCTTATGGCACTGACTGTTAAAGGTCCGGGCGGCGGAAGCAGTAAGTTCCCGACAGGAATATATATCAAAACACCTCCGGCAAAAGTAAATTACACTGCAGGCGAAACACTTTCGGCAGCCGGTATCGTAGTCATGGCGACCTGGTCAAACAACGTGGAGACTGACATCACAGACGAATGCTCTTTCTCACCGGCAGAAGGCGTGGCACTTTATGAACAGAACACGTCCTTCGATATTACCTGGCAGTGGAAACACAATATCACATACACATGCAAGCAGGAAATCTCCGTGGCGAGAGTGCTTGATAGCATCGCTGTCACCACCCAGCCTTCAAAGACCAGCTATTATAAAGACGACACTCTTAACCTGGCTGGCCTGAAGGTGACAGCAACCTTCACATCAGGGATGACTGAGGACGTAACCGCAAGCTGCAGCTCAAGCCCTGCAGCTGGAAGCGCCTTATCTTCCTACGGAAACGTAGCGGTCACTGTGTCGTACACAGAAGGCGGCGTGACAAAAACAGCATCTTTCTCCGTAACGGTGTCAGTTAAAATCGTAACATGGGCCGGCGGAACAGATACAGAAATCGCAAACATGGTTGCTGCCGCAGACGCCGGGGTTATAAACCTGCAGGACTACTGGGCTGTCGGCCAGGAGCGAAGCGTATCACTTGCTGCAATGGCGGCAACAGGCGTAGGAGAAAGCCACTCAGCTCAGACCGTAACAATGGTCCTGATGAACGAAGGTGGCAAAACCCTTGCAAACGGCAAAACCTGCAGCTTTATTGTAGGTCTTAAAAACGGCCTTGCAACAAGAGGCTATATGAACAGCACGAACACCAACTCGGGCGGCTGGGAGAGCTGCGCAAGAAGAACCTGGTGCAACAGTATATTCAGAAACGCTATCCCAGCGGCTCTTCGCGGTATCTTCAAGCAGCACAAGAACGTCACAGCAAACGGCAGTTCTACAGGAACGACCACCTCAACCGACTATTTTGCGTTGCCTGCAGAAAAAGAGATTTTCGGCTCAAACACTTACGCAAACTCAACAGCTGAAGCAAGCCTTACCCAGTTTGAGTATTATAAAACCACAGCCAACAGAGCGAAAAAGCAGGGCGACGGTGGCTCAGCGTACTTCTGGTGGGAGCGGTCGCCTTTTTCGGGCACCTCGGCCTCCTTCTGCTATGTCGGCTCAGATGGCTCGGCGGGCGGCAGCGCTGCCAGCAGCGCTCTTTTGCTCGCGCCGTTCGGCTGTATTTAACCTAAAATCAACAAATCGGCGGCCGTGTGCCGCCGCATAAGGAAAGGAGGAAAGCAACATGAGCGTACCAACGTGGAAACGGTCTGCATCAAATACGGAATATATCCGCCTCCTGTATGATCTAAGCATTATGATTGCAGAAATGACTGCAAACGGTCCGAAAAAATACCGGGCAAGCTTCGGTGACATTCTGATTAAAAACTGCCTTGATGCACTTAAATATGCACAGACAGCAAACAGTATATTCATGGGGAAAACAACTCCCCCAGAAGATATTCTACTCAGAAGAAAACTGCTTCAGATGTCAAAAGGCACCGTGGAAAACATTTCAACCGTAAGCTACATATATTTCGAGCAGCAAAGAAAAAGCGGCTATCTCGAAACGGAGAAAGCATACCGCAAGGAAGAACGTGTCGCGGAAATCTGCAACGAAATCATAAACAAAATATCTGCAGTCATGAAAAGTGATAAAAAATCCAGATAAAACATGTGGTTGCATCCTGTAATGTGGCTCAGCGAACAACTGGTGGGAGCGGTCGCCTAATTCGGGCAACTCGACCAACTTCTGCAATGTCAACTCAGATGGCTCGGCGAACAACAACAATGCCAGCAACACTAATTTGCTCGCGCCGTTCGGATGTTTTCTCACAGGAAAGGAAAGTAGCAAAAGTGAACTCAATGCCTTAGAAGATACAGGAGGATGCAAACCACGCCTCAAAAGAGGTGAATTCCCGCCCCGTCCGGGCTGCTTTCGGGCAGTAACACCCGTACGCAAGCAATGTTGCACGAGGCGGCATTGATTAAATTTGAAGACGTATCATCGTTCGAGGCACTGATGGATGCTGCAAACGACTGCAGGCAGGGTGTCATGTGGAAGTCCAGCACTCAGATGTTTGCAGTTAATCAGATGCGCTGGGCTCAGACTCTGTCCCGGCAGCTAAACGATGGTACGTACAAAAGCCGTGGATTCAACAACTTCACAATATACGAAAGAGGGAAAACGCGCCACATACAGTCCGTACACATCACAGAAAGGTGCGTACAAAAATCCCTATGCAAGAACGCTCTCAAACCTATACTTGCACCATGTCTCATATATGACAACGCAGCAAGCCTGCCCGGAAAAGGCACGGCCTTTGCAATAAAGCGTCTTAAGTACCACCTGCACAGACACTACCAAAAGCACGGCCGAAAAGGCGGTATACTATTACTTGACTACAGCAACTACTTCGGAAGCATCGACCACAAGAAGCTTCTTGCGATGCTGAGAGAGAAAATAGAAGATGACCGTATATATGAGCTGGTAAAGCACTTCATCGACTGCTTCGAAGGAGAAACAGGTCTCGGCCTGGGAAGTGAAATCTCGCAGATCTGCGCGATTTACTATCCTAACAAAATCGACCACTATATCAAAGAACGCCTTCTCATCGAGGGATACGCAAGATACATGGACGATTCATACATCATACACGAAGACATCGAGTACCTGAAATACTGTCTTGAAGAAGTAAAACGGCTTTCTGAAGAACTCGGCCTCAAACTCAACATGAAGCGCACCCAGATCGTGCCGCTTGATGGCCACTTTGAATACCTGAAGAAAAGAATCCACATGACCGAAACCGGAAAAGTCATAATGCGTCCGGTTCGAAAAAGCATAACTAAACGAAGACATCTCCTGAAGAAGCAGAAGAAACTTCTGGATGAAGGGAAGATAGACTTCGAAACAATCAGGCAGTCTCATCAAAGCTGGAAAGGCTGCGTAAGTAAAACAAACTCATACAGGACGGTTCAGAACATGGACCGTCTTTTCGATTCCTTATTTTTAGCCGAATTCACCGGCGGAAAGGAGAAAAATATGGACCCGGAAATGGTAAAAGAACTCAAGCGCCAGCAGGAGGCGCACAACAAGCAGATGCAGGAAATGGACGAATTCTTCCTCAGGAGAGAAGAAACACTGGAAGATGCCTTCCTGGAAAAAATCGTCCGTGAAGTGAGAGGAGAATAAAATGGCGACAATTTACAGACAAGGAACTATGAGCACATCCGATGTAAAAAAGATGCAGCAGGCACTTGTTGATAAAGGCTACAGTGTTGGCTCAAGTGGTGTTGACGGTATCTGGGGAAAAGACACAGCTGCCGCGTTATCGCAATTCAAGTCAGACACCGGAGGCTCAAACTCATACGGAAACAGCGTAGGCAATGAAACCTTCAAGAAGTTGTACGGAAGCAGCAGTTCCGGATCTTCCGGAAGTTCAAGCTCCTCGGGTAGTTCCGGCAGCAAAAGCGGAGGAGCGATTGGACAGCTGATCGGGGCTCTGACCAATCCTGACGTGCTGAACGCTGCAGCGATTGCAGGAGCTTATCAGAAACAACAGCAACAGATGCAGGAACAGTTCCAACAGCAGATGATGCAGATGCAGCAGCAGTACGAACAGCAGCTTGGGCAGTATCAGAACATGGAAGCTATGTATGGTCAGATGTACGAGCAGATGGCTGCTCAGAACGCACAAAACACTGCAGCAGCACAGCAGCGCATCCAGCAGACAGTAGACAGCATTAAAGCAAATGAAGGAAAAATCAACGATGCATATGCACAGGCGCAACGCGAAGCTTATATCAATTCTGTGCTTCAGGGCAATCAGATGGGTGATTACCTGCAGGCCATGGGATATAACGGTGGTATGGCCGAAAGCACCATGGGGCAGCTCTCAGCAAACTATGAGAATAACCGTCGCCAGGCAACATCCGAAAGAGATAATGCATTAAGGCAGAATGAGCAGCTTATTGCTGAGGCTGAAGCGACAGGCAACGCCGAACTTGCAGATATTGCGAATAACTACTACAACAATATGGTCGGTGCCCTGCAGAACCAGGCACAGCTTAACTATCAGATTGCGCAGGACCAGCAGGCACAGGCTAATGCGGACAGAGAGTACCAGCTCGCACTTCAGCAGCAGCAGTTTGCGCAGCAGATGCAGCAGCAACAGTACGACGATGAAAAGAACGCATATAAAGATTCTCAATCACAGACACAGGCAGAAGCGGACTTCAATACATTCCTTAATACATACGCAGGAAAGTATAATAAAAAGGCCACCTATGAACAGTGGATTAAGAATCTTGAGGCAATGGACGATCCATACGGCTATAACAAACAGAAAATCGCATACCTCAGACAGTATATCAATAAAAATTTTAACAGCGGTTCCTCTGGCGGCAGTGGTACAACAGCAGGGACCGTAAGAACATCGGACACCACTACAGATATTCAAGGAAGCACTAATAATACATATAAAGGGTTAAACTTCCAAATTCAGACTATGCTTATGGACGGGACTACGAGATTGCTTTCCGGAAAACTTATCTCACAAATCGAAGAAGCAGTTTATGCTGGTGAAATTACCGAGCAGCAGGCTCAGGCACTTCTTGACATGATGAAATAGGAGAAAAACCATGATTGACTTTGAAAAAGAAAAAAAGGAAATATGGAAAAAGAATAAGGTTTTGACGATTCCAAGAGCTGATGGAAGTAGTTCTGGAAGCCCGAAGCTAAACTCGGGCCCTGTTGCATCTTACGAACCTACTGCAGCTGAAAAAACTGCAAAAAAGTTAATTACTGAAGCAAAAGAAAAGAAAGCTTCCGAGCCGAAGACAATTCCGAAGGCGGACTCCAGGAAAAGCACCAATAATAACAGAAAAAAAACAACAACAGGCAGAAGAAAGAAAGTTAGCACTGAAGCTAAACAGCTACAGCAAAAAGAAGCAGCAACTCACGCTATTCCACAGGCAATGATGGGTCTCACAGAAGGAGTTATTAACACTTCCGTACCGGGCGTCATCTACTCCGCAATAACCGGAGAAAAGATGGCAGAACCTACCCAGGCGATGAAAGAATATGGAATGGAAGACTCCTTTGCATATAAAGCTGGCAAAATGGGTGGCCAGATGATAGGTTACGCAGCACCATACAAAGCAGCAGAAAAAGCGATCACAAAAGGCGCAGCTAAGGTCCTGGGGACCAAGGCTGCGTCTAAAGGTATTTCCAAGGTGGCTGCAAGCAAGGCTGGTCAGAAGATTGGCAAGGAAACTGTGGAAAAAGCTGCCGAAGGCATCGCAAGGAACATTGTAGGCGATGCAACTATCGGCACAGCTCTTAATTTTGGGCTTGCCAGAGGAGAAGGCCTGGAAGGCGAAGAACTTGCAAAAGATATGGCTATTAACGCAGCGCTTGACTTCGGAGTTGGCGGCGCGGTGGAGATTGCGCCTGCAACACTGAAAGCTTTTAAGAATGCAAAGAATACACATATAGAACCGAGAATTGTAAACGGAAAAGTAAAAAATGTCCGGGTAAAGAACGAGCCAGCAGACATCCCTGTAAACGATGCAGTAAGGACTGCCAAGCCGCAGGATATTCAAAGAGCAGACGAAAGAATAATTCCACAGACTATGCCTGAAGCAACCCCAGCTGCAGAACCGATACGGGCTATGTCAGCTGAAAGCGTTCAGCGCATCACCAAGGCCATTGAGAAACGCAGCGGGATAAAGGTGTCCTATCAGGACCTTCCGGAAGGGATTGATGGCGTATATGAAAACGGCAATATCATCATTTCATCTGCCGCAAAGAATCCAGCATATACTGTGCTCAAACACGAGCTGACGCATCACATAGAAAGCAGCGGAAACTACCAGGCGCTGTCCGACTTTATTGAAAGCAGCATGAGAAACTCGGGTTACGATGTAGACAGTGCTCTGGCAAGAATCACTGAAGATTATGCCCGGATTGGACGCAGTTTAAGCCCAGAACAGGCGAAAAAGGAGTTTGTGGCAAAGTTCTCCGAAGAGTTCCTTTTTAACTCTGAAAAGTCCATAGAACGTCTCGCAAGAGAAAATCCTGGAATGTTCCGTCAGATCTATGACTGGATTGTGGACACAGTCAAGAAAATTGGAGCCAGCGAAGAGACAAAGTTTCTCATCGATGCGCAGAGAAAATATGAAAAGGCACTGCGCACGGTCGGGGAAACAAACGGGGGAGAATCCCAGCTGCTTTATGCGGGAAGCAGATCACTTATGGCAGACGAAGGTTTAAAACAACAAGCTATTCAGATGCAGGCCGCAGGCGCTTCTGCAGAAGAAATCTGGAAGAAAACCGGCTGGAAATTCGGGAAAGACCAAAAGTGGCGCTACGAAATTGATGACAGCAAAGCAATTTTTGACCGAAAAGGTCTTGCTCATATGCTGGACAACGAAGAATTTATGCGCTACAGAGAAATGGGAAGAACCGGCGACTTCTTCAATCCGGAATACGCAAGCCTTGACAGTACATACGGACAGGAAGTAAGGAGAAAGAAAACACAGCTCTCGCAGTTTATAAAGCATAAGGAGTTGTTTGATGCATACCCTCGGCTTCGCGGAACAAAAGTTGAGTTTGTTGATGACCTCACATCATATGATGGAACTAGAGTAAGAGGTTTATTCGATGGCAATTCTATCAAAATAGATAGCGGGCTAAGCAGCGAACAGGCGAAAGAGACTCTTCTGCACGAAATTCAGCACGCTATACAAAGTATTGAAGATTTTGAACGCGGAGGCGATTATTCAGAAGGACTAAAAGCACTCAGGAAAAGAGTGGTAGACTTAATAGAGGCTGACGAAAACACTGCAGAATACAAGAAGCTTTATAACCTGCGATTCG